GGACCTACACTTATACCTACTACGTACCCCACTACGTATCCAACAAGTGTAGCAACAGCTTATCCTACTACTTTACCTACTAGTAGGACCACAGAATACGGACCTACACTTATACCTACTACGTACCCCACTACGTATCCAACAAGTGTAGCAACAGCTTATCCTACTACTTTACCTACTAGTAGGACCACAGAATACGGGCCTACACTTATACCTACTACGTACCCCACTACGTATCCTACTACTTTACCTACAAGCAGGACTACGAGTAGCCCAACAACTGCACCTACTACGTACCCCACTACGTATCCTACTACTTTACCTACAAGCAGGACTACGAGTACTCCTACTAGTCGGTCTACTTCTGCACCTACGCTAGTGCCTACACTAATGGGCCAAACGGGCGTGCCAGTAGTATATAATACTTTTTATCCTACTACTTTACCTACCAGCTCACCCGCTACTAGGAATACAGAGTATGGGCCTACAAGCAGGCCTACTAGCCGTACTACAAGCTATCTTAGCTACTTTCCTACTAATCGTCCAACCAGTGGGCCGTTTACAAGGAATACAGGGTATCCAACTAGTAGACCAACTAGCGCTCCCTATGCCTATTATACTTATTATCCTACAGCAGTAGGAGTAACTGGAGTACCCTATTCGTACCCAACAACTATTGAAGATTGTCAAGAAAATGCGGCGCTTTATCCTGGTTGTAGTGCTATTAGTTGTGTGCCGCTGTACACTGAGCCTGGATGCACGTATATAATATGTGACGCAATTTGTAGTGGAGTGAATTATGTAAATACTTATGCACAAACTTCTGAATTTGTTTCAGGGATAAACTACTATAATACTTATTATGATACTTTAGTTTCAACTTCTGGTACTACTTATTATGTAACTTATTATAATACCTATACTCCAACATCAAGAGTAACTAGTTACTCAACTACGTTCCCGACTTTAGTACCTACAACGTATGTAACTTATTATAATACTAGCAGGACTACATTTAGACCTACTTCAGGAATAAGTTACTATAATACTTATCAACCGACTGAGTATGGCCCAACTACATATGTAACAGCCTATGATAGTTCCTTCTCGACTTCGTTCCCGACAGAGTATGGACCTACAACGTCGCCTACAAGTAGACCTACTACTATTGTAACGTCATACCCGACTTCGTATCCAACAGAGTATGGACCTACAACGTCTCCTACTAGTAGATTAACAGCTATACCTACAACTCTACCTACTGCGTTCCCAACAGAGTATGGACCTACGTTGTACCCAACAGAGTATGGACCTACAACGTCTCCTACTAGTAGATTAACAGCTATACCTACAACTCTACCTACTGCGTTCCCGACAGAGTATGGACCTACGTTGTATCCAACAGAGTATGGACCTACAACGTCTCCTACTACTCGTATAACTACGTTCCCGACTATAGTAGCTACAACGTATTTAACAGAGTATGGACCTACGCTAGCCCCAACAGAATATGGGCCTACGTCAGCTCCTACATCTATACAAACACAAGTACCCACGGTAAGGCCTACATCTTACCCAACAACAAGAGTTACATCTGCACCAACAAGCAACTTAACAGGATAAGGAGGAATTTATGCTATTTGCAAAAATACAGTACGATGAAGTAATAGAGTTTCCCGTAAACGAAAGACGATTACGGGAAGCTTTAAAAAATATGTCATTACCAAAAGAAATAACCGACGAGCATCTTCAAGGAACCGGCTATGTTGTAATAGGGCCCTGGAGTAGTTTTGAGCAGCCAGAAGAAAGTGAAGATTATGAAGTTCGTTTAGATATCCCCGTTAAAACAGAAAATGGGTGGGAACGAACTTGGAAGCTACAACCAGTCCCTGAGACAAATAAGCCTCATAGAAGGCGGTTTAAACTAAAACAAATAAGAGCTAAAAGAGATGTTCTAATGGAAAGGGGTGACAAATTGATTGCCCGATATTACAGAGAAGTTAGACTAGGACTTCCCATAACTTTTTCAATTGAAAGGATCGATGCTTTTATGCAGGCTTTAGCCGAAATAACAGACTCACCAGACCTTTTCAATATTACTTGGCCGGAGCTATAATTAATGAGATTTGTAAATGTACTAATGTCTTCACCCGAAACACACAAAGACAGACTCGCCGATATGGTTACTAGATCGAGTCGAAATGAATGGGCAGAAAGTATGGAGCCTTTAATTAGGCAAAGAAGCCCTTATCCTACAAGCTATGATGTTGCTGCAACTCAACGAACAAACTTTCAAGAATTTACTTATACAGAGTTTGCTGGAGGAGCACTTTTATCGACTCAGTCTATAAATGTTAATACTCGTCTCATGCAGTTAGCTGCGCAGGAAGGAGGAGATACTACTTCAGTATTAGAAAATTGGTCTAAGTTGCTAGTAGACAAATATGAGCTACATAGAGAAGAAGATGAAGAGTTTGAGTATCCTGAAAGAATGATTTTTACTCCAGCTAATAATGCTTTTGACCTGTTAAGCTGGGAAACCATGTGCAGAGTATCCCACGATAACGAAGATGTTCGAGTTAAGCCTCACCCTCTTTGTGACGGAGACGGAGTTAAACAAATTGTAGATAGAATTGGATGGAATAATCTAATTCCGCGAACTCACTCTGGAATGGACTACATGTTAAACAGTAAAGAAATATGGGGGACATCTTGCAGTGAGCTAACAGTTACTGCAGCAATGCTAGGTAAGAAAGTTCACAATGTTGGTAATTTCTTTCATGAAGCTGATGGAGCCTACTATCCTCTTACCAGGGAGTTGTTTACTTGGGAAGACCAGCAACAGGCGGTACTAAATATGGCTGCTTGTGAGTTCTCCGGACTAATATTTCCTTGGCAATCAGAAGAAGAGATTACGATGCGAATAGATAAGTTTTATGAGAAAGCTTTAGATATACGTAGAGCGTATAAGGAAATGTACGTACAGTATCCTAGGAAACGATAAAGGAGGCGCAAAATGAAATTAACAATGAGAAGTGGTGAAGTAGGAAAGAGAATAGGTATTTGTAAAGAATGCCCCGACCTTAACAAGCTTAATTTTTGCCGACAATGTGGCTGTTTTATGCCTGCTAAAGTTCGACTACCTGAAGCTTCTTGTCCTGTATTAAAATGGGATAAGATGTCAGTTGAAGATAGTAAAGATAAAATTCCTGTAAAAGAGATAGAATAAATGGCAGTACAAGTTAGTAGAAGAGATGTCCCGTCAACAGAAATACAAGAGTTACAGTCTGATAGCAGGTTTATCAAACTCCCAGTAAATCCCTACTTGGATTTACTGGGGATTGATCCCTTGCCTTCGCAAGTAGCTCTCATAAATGCAATTAATAATCCAAAATATCGTTTTGTAGCTGCCGCTCTTTCTAGACGGCAGGGTAAGACTTATATTGCAAATATTATTGGCCAATTAGTCTCACTCGTTCCAGGCTCGAATATACTTATTATGTCTCCCAACTACTCTCTTTCCCAAATTTCTTTTGATCTGCAGAGAAACCTGATCAAACACTTTGACCTAGAAGTTACCCGAGATAACGCAAAAGATAAAGTTATTGAAATTTCTAACGGATCAACTGTGCGAATGGGTTCAGTAAACCAAGTAGACTCTTCTGTAGGACGTTCTTACGATCTTATTATTTTTGACGAAGCTGCACTTACAGATGGAGAAGAAGCTTTTAATGTTTCTCTTCGCCCTACTCTAGATAAAGATAATTCAAAAGCAATTTTTATCTCTACTCCGCGAGGTAAGAACAATTGGTTTGCAAAATTCTTTGATCGAGGTTTTTCAGATGAGTTTCCTGAGTGGTGTAGTATAAAAGCTACTTATAAAGATAACCCTCGTATGAGCCAACACGATGTAGACGAAGCTAGAAAGTCAATGAGCGAGTCAGAATTTAAACAAGAATACGAAGCTGACTTTAATACCTACGAAGGACAGATTTGGAACTTTAATGCAGAAGAATGTGTTGCAGATCTTTCTGAGTTGGACACTACAGGTATGGATATTATAGGAGGCCTTGATGTAGGTTTCCGAGACCCTACAGCTTTTTGTGTAATTGCATATGATTGGGACTCAGGTAAATATTATGTTTTAGATGAATACTATGACTCAGAAAAAACTACTGAGAAACACGCGGAGGAAATTCGAGATCATATTCATAGACATGATATAGATTACATTTACATAGACTCTGCAGCAGCACAAACTCGATTTGATTTTGCACAGAATTATGATATTAGCACTATAAATGCAAAGAAGTCTATTATTGATGGTATTGGACATGTAGCAGCAATAGTTGATAATAATAATTTGATTGTAGATCAGAGATGTACAGAAACGCTTTCTTGTTTAGATCAGTACCAGTGGGATCCTAACCCTAATCTACTAAAAGAGAAGCCGAAGCACAATAAAGCATCGCACATGGCAGATGCACTTAGATATGGGCTATATTCGTTTGAAACTTCGCAGACTAGCTTTTAATAATACATGACCAAAAATAGTGTTTGACAAGAAACCTCAAGTTAGCTATAATTTCGATATTAAAGTGGAAAAGCAAACATATGGCACAGCTAAAAAGAGACAAAGTTAAGTATATTCGAGACAAAGCAAAGTCTCAGTACGAAAAAGCAAGTGCATGTTACATTTGTAACAGCACAGAAAAGCTAGACTTTCACCACTTTTATAGTTTAAGTCCTCTGCTTTCTAAATGGTTAAAAGAAAAACAGGCCATTCGTCCAGAGCACTATACGGATGAATATATAATAGTTTGGCGAGACGAATTCATAGAAGAAAAGCACGCAGAGCTATATGACTATACAGTAACATTGTGCCACGATCACCATTTAGAGTTGCACTCAATTTATGGAAAAGACCCCTCTCTAGCGACAGCTAAAAAACAAGAGAATTGGGTAGAGATACAGAGAACTAAACATGGCGTGGTATGATGCAATAATTGGCAAAAAGGCAGAAGATTTAGAAGAAAAACTAAATCCTGCTCAGCCATACTACGACAATAAAATTGAGCCTACTCGTGAGCCTACGTACTCATATGAGCGCGCCTATGAAGAACTAGAAATAGTAAATCGTGGCGTAAATATGATTGTAGATGACGCAGCTGAAATCAGCACTATTGTAGGAATGGCTACAAAAGGAACTGCGGTACAGAAAGGAATTAAGCGCTCTAGGGTAGACCTTCTTTTAAACTCTGAGCCGAACCCTTTTCAAGATATAAATACTTTCCGTCGAAACTGCATCATTGATTTGATTCTTGACGGCAATATCTTTATTTATTTCGATGGCGTACACCTCTATCATCTGCCCGCAGATAAGATGGTTATTCACGCCAGTGATACTACTTACATTGAAAAGTTTACTTTTAACGAAAGAATTAATTATTCTCCTAGTGAAATTATTCATGTAAAAGAAAATTCATTCTACTCAATCTATCGCGGGGTTCCACGACTGAGCCCAGCATTGCGAACAATGCAACTGATGACGAGTATGAGAAAATTTCAGGACAACTTCTTTAAAAATGGAGCGGTTCCTGGGCTTGTACTGAAAAGCCCAAATACTTTATCCGAGAAAATTAAAGAGCGCATGCTCATGTCTTGGCAGGCTCGATACAAGCCAGACGCAGGCGGTAGGCGCCCTCTCATTCTTGATGGTGGTATTGATATTGATAAAATTTCAAATGTAAACTTTAAAGAACTTGATTTTCAAAGTGCTACTGAAGAAACTGAAAAAACTATTTTGAAGGCGCTTGGTATTCCTCCTATTCTATTAGATTCTGGAAACAATGCAAATCTTCGCCCAAATATGCGTTTGTACTATTTAGAGACTGTACTACCTATAGTGAAGAAATTAAACTTTGCTCTTGAGCGTTTCTTTGGCTATGAGCTTTCAGAGGATATTACAAATATTCCTGCTCTACAACCAGAACTGCGCGACTCCGCGCAGTACTATTCTGCTCTAGTAAATGCAGGAATTATTACGCCAAATGAAGCACGAGATAGCCTAGGATTCGAAGATATAGATGGACATAGTGATTTAAGAGTTCCTGCTAATATTGCAGGAAGTGCTGCCAACCCAGATATGGGCGGCAGACCTACAGAAGAAGGAGAAGAATAAATGTCTAATGTTAGACAACGTAAAAAAGCATTACAAGATTTAGCAATGTATTTTGCAGAAAAAGGAAAAGTACTTACTCAACAAGAGTATATTGATGCAAAGGATAAACCAATTCCTTTCTCAGGTATTCGAAACGTATTTCGTAGCTATTCTAGAGCTGTTTCAATGCTAGAGAGAGCAGAGCCAGAACTATCTCGAATGTCGATGAAGCCGAAACCAGAGCTTCCAAAAGTAAAGATAGAGACTCCAAAAATTGAAGTACCAAAACCACAGCCAGTAAAGATTGAAGTACCAAAGCCTGCACAACCAAAGGCTGAGCCTGCGAAAGCAGAGGTAAAAGAAGATGGAAAAGATATTTAATTTAACATCCACATTCAAATCTCACGCAGCAGAAGACGGCAGCGTAATGATTCGTGGCATGGCAAGTACTGCCGATTTTGATCGTGCGGGGGATTCTATCTCTCATGAGGCATGGGCAAAAGGCGGCCTTGACAACTTTGAAAAGAATCCTATCATTCTTTTTAATCATGATTATGACAAGCCGATCGGTCGCGCTACGGGGTTGAAAGTAGGTCCCAACGGTTTGGAACTTGAAGCAAAAATTAGCAAATCTGCCCCTGCGGCAGTTTGCGAACTCATTAAAGACGGTGTTCTTGGAGCCTTTTCTGTCGGTTTCCGAGTCAAGGACGCCGATTATATTAAGGAAACCGATGGATTGATGATTAAGGACGCTGAGTTGTTTGAAGTTTCGGTTGTTTCCGTTCCTTGCAATCAGGCAGCTACTTTTTCTTTGGCGAAGTCTTTTGACTCTATGACAGAGTACGAAGAGTTCAAGAAAACTTTCACAAATCGTGTAGATCTAGCCGGTCAGACTCTGGCTAAGGACGAGGTCAATACCTCTAGCGTAGCTAGTGACACACCGGAAAAGGCGGAATTTTCCGCACAACAGGAGATCAAAATGTCTGAAGTTAATACTCCAGAAATCGACTTGGAAGCTTTTGCTAAAAAAGTAGCGGAGCAAACTGCTGCTAATATCGCAATGAAGCAAGCCGAGCAGAAAGCAGCTGAAAAAGCTGAACAAGAAAAAGCTGCTGCAGAAGCAGAAGCTAAAGTAGCTCAGGAAGAGCAAGTTAAGGCTGCAGTAGTTACTGCTGTTGAGTCGGGCGCAGAGCGTCTTGAAAAAGACCTCGAAGAAAAGCTTGCTGAGAAAGATGCTAACTACAACGAAGTTCTTAATTCTTTCAAGAAAGAACTCGAAGAGAAGAGCGAAGAGCTTGCTAAAATGCGTGACTCTAAGCGTACTTTCTCTGACCGCGGCGCAACTGGCGATCTCTCTAAGTGGGGCCAGGACTTCATGCACGCACATCTTCTAGGTGTTATGACTGGTAAAGGTATGAACACTAACTTTGCACAGGGCGTAATGCAGAAGGCAGGCATTGATTATGCTACTAACGCTGGCGATATCGATCAAGAAGTTTCACGTATGATCGAGAAGGAAGTTACTCTTAACCTCCGTACTGCAGGTCTATTCCGTGAAATTCAGGTAAATGGTGCAGCAACTGTACTACCTATTCAGCCTGATGTTGAAGCTGCAACTTTCCAAACTGGTGCTGCAGCTGCTGGTAACCTTGAGAATCGTGGTGCCTCTGACAACACTTACAAGCCTTCACAGGTTATTCTCAACGCTTATCGTCTGATCTCTCAGACTTTCATGGACAACCATGTAGACGAAGAAGTTCTCGTCAACCTGATGCCTATGCTTGTTGATTCAGTTGCTCGTGCACACGCTCGTGCGGTTGATGGTGCTATCATTAATGGTGCTGGTTCAATCACTGGTCTTACTGGCTACGCAACTGCTAATGCAGACGCTCTCGACATCTCCGATGGTGAGGCTCTTACTGCAGCTAAGCTACTTGCAGCACGTAAAGACATGGGTAAGTATGGTATTAACCCAACTGACGTTGCGTATATCGTTTCTCAGGCACGTTACTACGAGCTTATCGAAGATTCAGGTTTTGCCGACATTACTGATGTAGGTTCTGATATCGCTACTAAGATTACTGGTGCAATCGGTGCAGTTTATGGCTCACCTGTTATCGTTTCTGACAGCTTCGCTGCAGAAGGTGATGGCACTACTCCAGTACCTGCGGCATTTGCTGTTAACACACGCAACTACGCTATCCCACGTCTACGTGGTGTTGCAGTAGAGCAGGATTACGAAGTTGGTAATCAGCGTCGTGTTATCGTTGCAACTCAGTCTCTCGGTTTCGAAGAGCTTGTTGCTGATACAGCGGGCAATCGTTCAGCGGTTAAGATCGTTACTGCGGCTTAATCTCTGTACAATAACTCGGGGGAGTTCGCTCCCCCAAGTTTTTATTTATTGACTTATGACAAATTTAATTACTTTAGAAGAGTACAAAGAAGCTGAAGGTATTCAATCTCCGAAAGAAGATTTGCGTATCGAAGCTTTGATTCCGTCTGTGAGTCAATTAATAAAAACTTATTGTGGAAATAGTATTGTAGATTACTACTCTACTAATAAAACAGAAGTTATTAACATTAACTGGGACACTCATTTAGTTCAACTTACAGAAAGCCCTGTAAATACTATAGTATCTGTAGAAGAGCGGGACTCTTATCAAGATAGCTATGTTGAACTTACAGAAGCAGCTCATGAGTTCTATTTCGATAGTAATACTGATAGTATTATGCGTACTACTGGGGGAAGAAACTACCGAAACTGGCCTAAAGGCCCTGGGGCTGTGAAAGTAGTTTATACTGCTGGATACGAGACAGTTCCTTCAGACTTACAACTTGCAGTAATTGACTTGATTACGTACTACTTGAAAGATGAGCATAAAGAGCGCCGCACACTTGCAGGAGCTTCTATTCAAAATCAAACAAGTACTAGCCAGCGTAACAATGTTGCGTTCCCTGACCATATCAAGCGTGTACTAGACTTATATAAAAACTTCTAATGAGTGCTGCTAGCCAAAGAAAATTTTTGGAAAGATTACAAAAAGACCTATTAGCTGTAAGCTCTAGAGACGCAAATGCTGCACAAAGAGAACTCTTTAATAAAAGAGGTCACGTATTTACTATAACTAGTAGGGCTTTAAAAAGAGGCTTGCGAGAAGGTATTGCAGCAGCCTTTACAGAAGGCAGTAATAAAGAAGCTAAAGCATTTGCAGCAAAAATATCAAAACAAAGCGATGCAGATATACTAAAATTTATAACTGTACTTACAAATAGGTATAGAGTACAAGAGAGACAAGGAAAAGCACAAGTAACTTTTGCTTCTTCTAGAAAACTTGTAGTAGTAATTCCTGCAGAAGGTGATGTGTTTAAAAGAATTAAAGGCGTCTACAACGGCCCATTAAATACTTTATTTAATTCAATAAACCGAAGATCAAAAGGGATACTAAGTAGAAGAGGCGGACTATTCAATCTAGAGCATGGAAAATTTGTAGGCGTTCTAGAGACTACTGTAAGAGATACTATAGATAATGTATTAAGCGATTTAAATGCTACAGGAAATACATTAAGAACTGTAAAAACGTTTTTTGAAGCTCAAGGAGTAGATATTTCGGTAATCCGTAACTCCAAAACCGAGACAATGCAAGTATTTTTGGGATCTTCTGTATCCAATCAGGCAGAGAGACAAGATTCCCAAACAAAGAAAAAGGACTTACTAGCAGTACTAGACAAAGCTTTAAAGAAACTACAAAAAGATCCTACATTTGCTTTCGCAGAATTAAAAGGTTCAGATAGTTTCAAAACTAGAAAAAGAAAACAAGCTATAAAAACGGTTACAGACCCCTTTAAAAATAAAAAAGGTATTAAGGTAACTACTGAAAATATAAAACTTAAAGATTCTATTACTAAAGTGGCTACTAAAGTTAAGCCCAAAGTTAAAGTAACTACTAAGTCAAGAGCCTCTAGAGTAAGAAAGTCAAGTCTTACAGGGGGTTTTTCGCAAACTAAGCTATACGCACTATTAAATACCAAAATCAATGTGACTGTAGCAAAAAATATGGAAGACCCGGCTCTTAACTATCAAAGCGGGGTCTTTGCAGGTAGTGTAAAGATTACAGATGTAAACACTACTCAAAAAGGCTTGCCTTCCGTAGGATATACTTATCAATTATACCCTTATCAAACTTTTGAGCCTGGGTATGCTCAGGGAGACGTAGATAGAGACCCTAGAAAACTTATTGATAAGTCTATACGAGAAATAGCGGCCCAAATGGTAACTGGAAGACTTTATACTAGGAGACAATAATGGCTACAAGAATTTATACTACACGAAGACAGGCCATTGTTAACGCATTAGTAGATAAATTAAAAGAAATAAATGGAAATGGAGAATACTTAACTAACTTATTTAATAATGTTCACCCAAGATTAAAGTTTTGGGACGAAATTGAAGAGTTCCCAGCAGTACATTTAAATGCAGGAAGCGAGACTAGAGAATATCAGGCTGGAGGGTATAAAGATCGATTCATGAACTTAACTCTTCGATGCTATGTAAACTCAGAGGACTCAGTAGAAGACTTAGATAAATTGATGGAAGATGTAGAAGTAGTTTTAGAAGATAATTCAAGATTACAATACATTGATAGAAAAGGCGTAGCACAGTATACGCACCAAATCACAGTCCTCAGTATTGATACTGACGAAGGTGTACTTGAACCATACGGCGTCGGAGAGATGGTAGTAGAGGTTCGATACTAGAAAATACTGGCACGAACAAAAGTTCAAGTCCAAGTTTTTTCAGGATTATAGGAGACAATAATGGCACAACAACTATATTTTACTCGGTATACGAAAGTATTCGTTGAGTTTGACTCGGTTATTTGGGAGATTCCCGTACTAGATGGGTTTAGCTTCTCTCAAGCAACCAATGCAACCGAAGTTACTTTGTCAGAGATGGAAAGTACAGCCGGAGTAAGCCGTCGTGGTAAGAAAGCATTTAACGACTCATTGGCTCCAGCAGAATGGTCTTTCTCTACATATGCACGTCCTTACTTCGCTTCTTCAGCACACGGTGCTGTAGATAACGCACTTTGGGCACTCATGGCAGGCGCAGACGGCTATGACAGTGGAGAGTTTACTTATGACACAAGTAATGATGTAACTACTCAAGTTACTTCAGGTGCTTCAAAAGGTGGACTAGCCGCTCAACAAGTTAATTTTGCACATTCAAACCGAGCAACTCTTGCAGATGGAGTAAACATCTTCTTTGTACTTGGTGACGATAACCGTAAATACTACAAAATGGAAAATGCTACTATTAATGAAGCAAGTATCGATTTTGATGTTGAAGGTATTGCTACAATTAACTGGTCTGGATTTGGCACAGTTATTACTGACCAAGCAGCTACAGAAGCGACAACTGCAGGATATGCTGCTGCACTAAGCGCAGCTGACCAAGATGAGTATATTTATAACACTACTACGGAGAAACTGTATAAGTCAGTTGATGGTGCAGGCACTGCTACTACTTTGATTGATACTGGCGTTACTGATACTGATAACTTTATTCGTAACCGTATTTCTCAGCTCGCTATCACTGATACTCTTGACGGCGACCAAGCTTACAACCTTACTTTGACAGGTGGTAATATTACTATTAGTAATAACCTTACTTACCTTACTCCAGAAGAGCTAGGCTCAGTAAACTTACCTTTCGCAGGTATTCTTGGAGAAAGGGGCGTGTCAGGAAACTTTAGCTGCTATCTAGGTTATGAAGATGGAGTAGGTACTACTTCTGCTGCATTCTACGATCGACTAAAGGCTCTAAACACTACTGTTACTAACGAGTTTAAGTTGATTTACAAGCTTGGTGGTACAGCTACTAGTATTCCTCACGTGAATATTACGATTCCAGCAGCGCACGTAGAAATTCCTACACATGAAGTTGGAGATCTAATCTCTATCACTACAAACTTCATGGGTCTTGGTACTGATCTTGACACTGCGGATGAAGCATGGGTAGAGCTAGTAGGACCAACTACCTAATTAAAAATAATTCTTGACTTTTCTGTTGAGATAACATATACTAATAACAATAAAAGTGAGGGTGTAAAAGCCCTCACTTATTTTATAAACAACAAAAGGATATACCATGACAGACGCAGTAAAACCTACAGTTTCCCTAGCTAGCTTACTTACACCAAGCAAGACAGTTTCTATAGATTTCCCAGGATATAAAGGGTTTTCTTTAGACATTTGTTACTTAGGAAGAGACGAGCTAGTAAAGCTACGTAAAAAGTGTGTATCAACAAAGTTTAATAAGCGTACTCACCAACCAGAAGAAGTTTTAGATGAAGATAAGTTTCTGGAAGAGTATGTTAGTGCAGTCATTAAAGGTTGGTCTGGACTGAAATTTTCATACTTAGAAGAGTTTCTTTTGGTGGATATTTCAAAGCAGAATCCCGATGATGAGTTGCCTTTTAATCGTGAAAATGCAGAATTACTAATGCGTAATTCTAATACTTTTGATTCTTGGATTACAGATACTGTTTCTGATCTTGAAAATTTTACTGGGAGCAAGTAGCCAGAATACAAGAGTTACTTGCTCGCTATGTTAAAGAACAGTCTGCGTCTGTATCTGTAGATAAGTATCTTGAAATATGCGAGCAGTTAGGCACAGAGCCTGATCCCCAAAAGATGCCACTTACCGAGTCGAATTTTCCGGCAGAGGTACAAGTGGCATTTTTTATGTTTAACTTATTATCAGATGTTTGGGAAGGTATGTCTGGTAGTTATATGGGGAAAGACTGGTCGCATTGTTCACAACTATTTAAGATATATGAAGTAGAAGATCAAAAGACTACAATATACTTTATGAAAGTATATGAAAGAATTTTAATGAATCAAAGAGCTGAAGAAGCCGACCAACGAAGAAAAACTGAAGAGCGTAAAGCTAAAAGCGGTGGTAAGAAGTACACCCATAATGTATCAGGATAATGGCAAATAATAAAGTCAAAGTTGATGTAGAAGTTACCGATAATGGTACTCTTAAACAGGTAGGCAACAAAGCTAACAAAGCGGCTAAAGATTTAGACGGGGTTGCACAAGGCTCTAGGAATACTGATCGAGCTCTGAAAGGTACTGCGCAGGCTTCTTCTAACTCCACTAAAAATTTCTCCAAGATGTCCCAAGGCATTAGCGGTGGCCTTGTTCCTGCTTATGCCACTCTTGCCGCGAATCTCTTCGCAGTTTCTGCTGCATTCAGTTTCTTAAAGAATGCAGGAAATCTAGTAACTCTTCAAGCTGGACAAGCTGCTTATGCAGGTGCCACTGGCGTTGCTCTTAAATCTCTTACAAACGATATTATTGCTGCTACTGACGCACAAATTAACTTTACAGATGCGTCCCAAGCTGCTGCAATAGGTACTGCCTCAGGTCTTTCTACAGATCAATTAACTCGTTTGGGTACTGCTGCTAAGGATGCTTCTTTGATTCTTGGCAGAGATGTTACTGATTCTTTTAATAGGCTTGTACGAGGTGTGACAAAGGCAGAGCCCGAACTACTCGACGAATTGGGTATCATTCTAAGATTAGACAATGCTACTAGAGAGTATGCAGACGCTTTAGGCTTATCGCAAAAAGACTTAACAGAATTTCAAAGAAGTCAAGCAGTAGCAAATAATGTTCTAGACCAAGCAGAAAGAAAATACTCTAAAATTATTGCAGTTGTCAATCCTGGAGTAAATACTTTTAATAAGCTAGGAAAGTCTTTTGATGATATTATAAATAAAATAAAAGAATTTGCAGCAGTAACTCTAGGTCCATTTGCAGAAGCTATTTCTCAATTCCCCTTACTCGGAGTGGCTCTACTAGGTGTCTTTGGTAAAGGCGTACTGACAGCAGCCCTGCCTGGACTACGGGATATTGGAGATACTGCTAGAGAGAGTGCTGAGAAAGCTACTGCTTCATACGAAGAATCTAAAGCTGCTTTAAAGTCTTACACCACTGAAATGCGTGTTGCAAATAAAGAAGCGGCTGCACAAAGAGCACAGGCTCTTGGTGATCCAGGCTTTAAGACTACAAAGCCTGGCAGCGGTTTTGACTTAATTAGTAAAGGACGTGGTGCAGACCTAAGCTCTCAGCAGCTGTCAGGAATGAAGAGAGCAGTTGCCAACAGCAAAACTCTAACTAAAGAAATGAAAGCTAGCTGGACGTCAGCTCTTGATGAGATGCTTTTAGCAACAAAGAAAAGCACTAAAGGAATTCAGCAAGAATTTAAGAAAACGCAAGGGTTTATAGGTGTAGCAGGTAAGAAAATAGCAGTAGGCTGGAACTTAACGATGGCCACTATGAAAGGCGCTGTTGCAAGTTTTGCTGGATTTGCAGCAACAGCTCTTTCTGTAATTTCATGGATATCTTTAGCAGCTACTCTTGGTGTGGTTATCTATCAGTTCTTTAAAACTAAAAAAGAAGCAGATGAGACTTCCAAGGCTTTAGACTATGCCGGAGAAAAAGTATCTTCCCTAGCAGAGGAGTTTAAAAACTTTAATCAGATTCAAAGGATTCTTCTAGAAGAAGGAGGCACCGGCCTAGAGTACTTTACAAACTTAGGAACTAGAATAGGAGCAGTACAGCTACCTAAACTAGAGCCTTTATTTGATTTAGGATTGGACAAGTTTCAAACTTACACAGAAAATTCAGCAGAAAAAATAGAAGAGCTATCTGGAAAGCTATCTATTGCAAAAGATAAGTTAGAAATTTTCAATAATACTGCTAATAAAGTAGCGGTTTCAAGTGCTATGGACCAAATAGCTGTATTTTCTCCAAATACAATGGTAGATCCTACAAATGAAGTACAAAGGCTAGAAGAAAGTTTAGCGGCAGCTAATAAAACTTTTGGCGATTTTCTTAATACTTCAGACGATCAAAGACTCCAAGACTTGGGAAAGACTTTAACTGATCAAGCAGCTAATTTAAGCATACTAAATAATCAATTTGCAGAGGGAAGCTCTAAAAGTATAAGGGATTATTTAGAAACTTTAGATACTTTAGTAAATACTAAAGGGTTGTCAGCAGAAAGAACTCAAGAATTATGGACTCAATTAAAGCAAGAGCAATCGGCGGTACAAGAAGCCACGGCACTATTTAAGGACTATAAAAGAACTCTAGAAGATACTACTAATCAGTCTAATCAACTTAGAACTGGATTTTTGAATGTTACTGGAGCGGAGTCCGCGGTAATTGCTTTAAATAATCAAGTCAGACTAACCCAAGATCTATGGAAAGAAAATGGAAAGCTTACCGAAGAGCAGAAAAAACAATTTAATCTTACTCTCAGAAACTTAGAGTTTGCTGAAGCCTTAGACAACCTAGAGAAAAATAAGATAAGAAGAGCGAATGCCTTAGCTGTTAGGACTGAAAAATCTCTGCGGGGTCAAACAAAAGGCCAAGCCACTTTAATTCAAAGAGAGTTAAAAGCGCAAGAACTTGCAAACAGTAGAAAGTATGTAGACGAGCAAATTAACATACTTTACAATGAGCGCGAAAATAAAAATGGTGAACTCAATAATCAAGAGCGTACTAGATTAGAGGCTCTAGAGCAAGAGCTAGCATTGATAGACGAGCAAAATATAAGCCTAGAAAGAAGTGCAAATAATCTTGCACAACTTTATGACTCTGCAAATCAAGGTCTAGAATCTTCGCTTCAGAAAAACATTGCAGCAGTTATTAAGGGAGAAGAAAAAAGTTTAAAAGATGCCATACTTAATATAGGTATGGGAGTCCTAGACGGAATTGCGGACACTTTATCTACTCAATTGACTGATCTCATAATGGGTACTAATCCTTTACAGATAGCGCAGAAAGGGGCAGTTACAGTAGCAAATGCACTCACAGAAGGAGCAGCCGCTGTCGGAGCAGCAATTCGCGCAGCTATGGGAGCAGAGCCTGCAGCATTTGTAGGCCCTCAGCAGCCTTCTATAGTAGAAGAGGTAAAGAAGAAAAAGCAGGGCAGCATATCAAAGTTTCTTCTAGGCGCAAAAGCTAAAACTTCTGTAGAAGATGATCAAGGAACCCTTGCAGAGACTACTGAAAGACGTGGAGGACTATTTAGTCCAATTATACGTTTCTTCTCTGGAAGTGAAAATCCTTTTATTAAAGGACTTACAGGACTTTTTTCAAAAGAAAATCCTTTGCTAAAAGGCTTCGGAAGCATATTTGGCAGCCTTTTCCAAGGTTTAGGTTCATTACTTGGTGGAGGCGGAGGAATTGCCAGCTTATTTACTAGCTTCTTAGGTTTTGCAAATGGTGGAATGGCTCCTGGAGGTTTTCGTGCATACGCAAATGGTGGAATTGTAAGTAAGCCAACTCTTGGTATGGTAGGTGAGGGTCGCCACAATGAAGCGATTGTACCTCTACCGAACGGCAGCTCAATTCCTGTAGATATGAAAGGCTCGGGGCAGCAAAATAATAATGTAACTGTAAACGTGTCTGTAGATAATCAAGGAAACGCATCTACTAACTCTCAGCAAGATTCTGCTCAGGCAGGAAATCTTGGACAAGTTATTGCACGAGCAGTACAGCAAGAACTACAAAATCAAAAACGTTCGGGCGGAATACTTAGCCCATATGGAGCAGCATAATGTCATTAGGATTTACAACTTCAGCAGCATTCGGAAGTCGCCCCATTTCCCCCGATAGGGGAATTGGGCGACAATCTACACCCAAAGTATTGGTAGCAAAGTTTGGAGATGGTTACGAGCAAAGAATTGCAGATGGAATCAACTCTATTCAAGAGACTTTCAATGTAACTTTTAATAATCGTACTGCTGCAGAAATTGATGATATTACAGGCTACTTTGCTTCTTTAAAAGGAGCTACTGCCTTTACCTATACAATTCCAGATGAGACTCAAACTTCTGATGTGTCTCCCGATACTGCAGGAGAGAGAAGGCTAAAAGTAGTTTGCGAAAACTATAATCAACTGTATCACCACGAAGGCGTTTATTCAGTAACAGCAACTTTTCGACGAGTATATGAAGCATGAGTGAGTTAATAGAAGCAGTACAACTACAAGACCCTGGAAGCGAGCTAGTAGAGCTTTATGAACTTACTGTAGAGGGTACTACTCTGTACTTTCATGCAGGACTAGAAGCCGACTTATCTACTGTACAGTTTAGAGACCGTACCAGTCCTTACACTGTTCGAGAGTATATCGCATTTCCAATTATGATGGACGGTGTTGATCTCTCCGCAGATGGAGCTATAAATCGCCCTACTCTTAGTGTAGCAAATGTAGCAAATACTTTTTCCGCAGCAATTGGAAACATTAAGGCAGAGGACTTAGTAGGCGAGCGAGTTACAAAAAGAACTACCCTTAAAAAATATTTATATGGAGAAAGCGGCGACGCCTCTCCTCCCGTAGAATTTCCAATTAAGAAATTTATACTTGATCGAATTTCTGGAGAAACGAATACAGTAGTAACTTATGAACTAGCCGCTCCTTACGATTTATCTGGTATAACTATACCAAATCGTACTGTTATTGGGAAGTATTGCTCCTGGCAGTATCAAGGATACGGGCTTTCTCAAAAAGGTGGGTGTATTTGGAGTAAAGATAGCGTAGTTTCTTACTCTGACGGCTCTGGAGGAGTCAACACGCATAAAGCTTATTTCGATGCAGATGATAAACCAATTGTACCTTCTGGTAGTACAATGACTGGTTGGACTTCTGGACAGTATGAAACTTATGTTTCTTATAATGCAGGAACCTCTTATTCAGTCGGAGACTACGTAGAGTATAACGATGGTACGCAAACCACTGTATGGAAATGTTTAATTGCTGGCTCAGGAAATACTCCTGCTACTGATTCTAATTATTGGGAAAAGGGAGATGTTTGTGGTAAAAAATTATCTTCTTGTAAATGTAGATTCCAGTTTAAACCTCAGACTGTTGGAAGCTCTAATTCAGATCCTGCTATCGATAAAAATACAGGTAAAATACTACCTTTCGGAGCCTTTATAGGAAGCATGAAGTTTAGATGATCGATGATATTCAGAAACACTTTGAGGAGAGCTATCCTCAAGAAGCTTGCGGAATAATTGGAATAGTAAAAGGTAAGAAAAAGTATTTCCCTTGTAAAAATCTTGCACAAGATAACGAAGATTTTATACTCGATCCTACAGACTATATTTCAGTAAGAAGGCAAGCAGATATATTCGCAATCGTTCACAACCATATAGATTGGACAAATGAACCTAGCGATAACGATATAAAATACTGTAATTCCTTAGGAGTACCTTACTATATTTTTAGCTACCCTGATATGGAGTTAAATATAGTAGAACCAGAAGTAAAAGTAAACACTTTAGTAGGAAGAGAGTACGAATTTGGTAAGTTCGATTGTCTGGAAGCATGTAGGGATTATTACAAACAGACTTTAGGGCTTGAGTTACCGAAAAGATTACCGTACTTAGATGACTGGTGGGAACATGGTCATAACTATTTTACAGACGAACATATACAAGAGTGGGGCTTTAAGAAAGTAGACGATCTAAAGCCAAATGATTTATTAATATTTACAATGGGAGCAGCAGTGCCTAACCATTGTGGAATTTATACTGACAATGATGTATTTTTTCATCATGCAGTAAACCGCCTCTCTTGCAGAGAAAACCTATATCCTTTGTGGAAAAAGCATTTAACTGGAATATACCGATATGAACCGTAAGATTTATTTAGAAGGCGAACTAGCATTAAACTTTGGAGCAGAACACTCTTTCAGTGGAGACAGTGTAAAAGATGCTCTTCGTCTTATAGAAGCGAATAATCCTTCTTTCAAAAAATACTTTATAGATGCGGCAGAGTGTGATATTGGTTTTCACATTGAAGTAGGAGGCAATGAGCTAGAGAGCCCTCTGGAGTGTCTGCTTCCTCTTCGAGAAGGCGATATTATTATCACCCCTATTTCTGCAGGTTCTAAGTCAGGGGGCGGAAAAATACTTGCTGCTGTAGCTTTGGCCACACTATTTATTATAAATCCAGGAGGCGCTCTAATAGTGTCAGGCGAGCTGACAAAAACTGGTATGGTATTAGCCTCACTATCAGTAAACCTGGCTATGACAGGTATTCAGCAGTTAATGGCTCCAGACCCTTCTGTTGACCAAAAAGATGAAGGGTATCTTTTCAACGGTTCAGAGCAAAATATTGTAGAAGGTATGCCAATTCCCTTACTGTATGGGGAACTTCGTGTGCCTGGCTATCCAGTATCGTTTGAAATGATACATGGAAATAAGCGAGTAACTTCTTCAGATCAAGATGTAGATATTAATGGTAATATTATTTCCAATTCTCTACTTGATGCTCATTATGAGGATTTATACGAGAGGGGTATAAATGGTGGAGCAAACTCTACTGCCACTCTTAGCCAGTCTGGCCCTATGTCGGCAGGCTCTTCTTTTAGGAATACTCAAGACATATTATTTACGGATATTATCTCTGAAGGCCCTATCTATGGCTTAGTAGACGGCCCTAAGTCTGTTTACTTAAACGATGATCCCAGCTTTGAGCAGGCAAAGAGCCTTACAAGAGTATCTCAAACTCCAGTAGAATTTGATTTTACAAATGGTAGCTCGTCAGTAACTATAGATAAAAATGGGTATACGAAAGAGATACTTGCAGATACCTCTGACAACGGCACAAAATATATAATAGTACGAAACTATGGCTCTCAATCAGGTACTGCAGCTTTAACTAGCGTATCTTCTTACGATGCTGTTACAGTCACTGCCAGCAGTGCTCTTTTTACTTCTGATTTTGTTTATGACCCAGAGAACTCTACTGCTGCAGCAATTATTCGTCTTTTAGACTCTAACTCTGCTACAATATTTGAAGGTTATGTTAATTCATTCACTTCTAGCACAGAAGTAGTTTGTATACCTTTCCCTGGCAGTGCTCTTAATCCTGCCCTTGTAGATGGTAGTTATACTATTGTTGTTGACGGCAAGCTTCAAGTAGCGTCTATATCTGGCACAACTCTCACTCTTTCATCTAACTTTCCTGGAAACACTGGAAGCTACAAGTGTGATCTAACTTCTACAAACTATTCTGTTGTATCTTTAGAGGATAGAATTGGTAATGGCTCAAAATATGCAAGTCTTGATGTTCAATTCCGTACAGGAAATATCGTACAGCCAGCCTTTGCAGATGCAGCCGGAACAGGTGTTGGTTCAGTAGCTATAGGCCCTGGAGGATCTTTCAGTGCTTTTAGTCCTGTATTGTATAGTGATCCTGTAGAAACTGACAATCCTCAAGTAGAATATACAGGAACTTCAGCTTCTGGTTTCGGACTTACTGCCGCACAAGTAGAAGAGGTTGATGAGATACGAGTAAGTTTTGCATACGCACAACTTTGGAATCGTAGCGAGACAAATACTCAAACAGCCGCTACAGTTAGGTATACTGGTGAAATTTCACTTGAAAAGGGTGGGTCATTTCAGCCTTATCAGTCTATAGGACAAAATATAGAACACGTAGGGTTGAGCAATGCTCCTCGTGTATTCGAAGAAATTATTGATCTTAAAAAATATCAACCATTTACTGATTTTAAGATTCGAATTACTCGTACTACATTTAATGACTTGGCGTACAATCAAGGAACTAATACTACCAACCCTAACTACACAACATCTACAGAAGCTTCTATTAGCTCTTTAAACAGTATTATAAAAGAAAATCTATCTTATCCTCTTACAGCTATGGCGAAAGTAAGGATAAATTCCAAAGATTTCCAAAATGTTCCTACTCGAACTTACCACTGTAAGGGTGTAAAAGTAAAAGTACCTTCAAACTATGTAACTCGTGAAGAGGGGGCGTCAGGACTAGCTACTTATAATAGGAACACGAGTACGGGGTCTATCGAATCGTCATACCAGAACTGGGACGGCA